TCATTCACAAAACCAGTCATATCAAGTGTGCGTGGATCTACACCTTCATCAAGACAATCAAGGTGAAACTCCATCACAGCACCAAGGATTAGACAAGCACGGCGATGATCATGTTCCGTTATAGTGGTATGAGGCATAGCAACATAATGAATAATTTGCTCGTAGAGTTCGTCGTAAGTCATTCGTCAATCTCCATGATTTCAATGATAGATTTGATCTTCTCTAGATCTTGTAGTCGCGCATCAATTTCATCATACTGTTCGCAGAAGTCAAGCATACGCAGATCATGCCCTTCATCATCATAGTTTGTCTCTTCACGGATTTCCCATTCTACATCAGACAGACGAGCACGGGTGTCATCAATGAAGTATTCAAGAGTATCAGATAAAGTCATGATCTTCAAAAGTAAAGTAATCAGTAATGGCAGACATCACAGCATCTTCGATGTGCTCAATAATAGCACCTTCAGTAGGATTTTCTACATGTTTGTGTGCCCGTGAATAACCACGACGCACACCTTGCTCGATTGCCATTTCAAGAATTACATGAAATTTCGGTTTCATTCAGTCACCTCCCAGTGAGCATCTGCTTTGTCACCGAAACGATTAGTTCCAGTGCGAGTGCTAACCCACATAAAGTATTTGCGATTCTCTGATGCTAAGAATAACTCACCACCAGTATCCTGCTCTACAATACAAACAGGATTGCCTTCCATGATGTTAGCAAAACGATTCTTTGCCTTGCTAGATTTAGGTTTTACGATAACCTTTCTCATTTAGTAACTTCGGCAATAGCAGCAATAAGAAGAAGAATACCAATAATACCAAACACAATCAGAGCACTAATCCACAGAGGAGAAAGAACCCACCACCAAGACCAAGTAATCTGACCAGTAAGTTTCAGACCAATAAACAGAATGGTCAACATTCCAGTGAAACCGATACCACCAGAAGAAGAGGAAGAAGATTTGCTAGACATGATTGCCTTTTGTTGACTTAAATGAATTCTATGCCATAAAAAAGGGGCTGTCAAGCCCCTTGTGCCAGTTCAAAAATTGCCCTTGCCCTGACCCACATCAAACACCCAGATGCCACGCTCAATCCACATATTCACCACTCTTTGCCGATCATCAAACACACCAAGAATATTATATGTTTTCTCAATCTCATCAGCAATCTCACCTTTGACAACAGCATCATCACGATGATCCTTATACTTTCTCATATAGATCTCATCGTAGAAGATTTCGTTGTCGGTCAACCACTTGATAGTTTGTTCTTTATAGTCATCTGAACGACCAGAAACAATAATCAAGTCAACTTCCTGATCATTACGAAGTGCTTGAAATACTTTCTGAACTGCTAAATGAGGAATATCATTTATTAGACCAGCATTCCAAGCATCCCAGTTGCGGGGCTTTGTTGCCACATATTGTCTACGATGGCGAACATCACAGATGGTGCCATCAAGATCAAAAATATAGCAATTCCTGTTTTGTTGCGCATTCGACATAATCAAATCCTTCTTCTAAAGTTGGAATTTCAAACTGGTGCCACATTCGATGGAGAATACTCTCAGGAATGAACTTACCTTCACGGGTTTTGTTTCGTTGGATGGCATCCTCATAGCTCACTTCAAAGTATACAGCACAACGACGATACATGGAAGGGAGTTTAGAAAGTTTTCTCTTTCGGGTCTTGATCGATAAATTTGTCTGATCCCAGATAATATCCTTTCCTTTATCCTTTGCCATGTTCAACTCAAGTTCAAGTTCCCGAGTTGCATTGTCAATTACATTATCAAACACTTCATTATATGTAAGCCCTATTCTTTGTGCTTGTCGTTCAATATAGTTATCGGTAGAAAGAACTACTGCATCTTTCCAGTAGTCTAGTTTCTTCAGTTTTTCAACATATGTGGATTTTCCAGAAGTAGGAATTCCACAAAGCATTATACATTCCACAAGAGACCTCCCCACAGCCAACGATTTTCATCAATTTTAGTTTGTGTTGACAAAGAATTGCCAATCATTTTAACAATAACTTCCTTAGCAGTCTTTCCACCTTTCATAGCATACATGATTGGAGCATGAATTTGAAGAACTTTCTTCTGAACAAATTCAACTGCAAAGTCTTTTTTCTCTGGATACATTATGTTTCCAGCAACATATAGATCTGCCATTTCAGATGCAAGATCATCCACAGATAACCAGAATGCAGTTTGAAACTGTTTGACACGATTTGCATCCTCTGGAGTTAGCAGAGGTACAAGATCATCAACAGATTCATCGATGATAGTCTGAATTACATTCTTCTCTTGATTGATTTGATCTTTTGATTTATGGCGGAGAACATAATCATCAGCTTTCACTTTAACCATGTGCCCACTATCAAATCGTAGCACAATACCCTCACCATCATCCCATTCACGAACTTGTTGAACAAACAAATTAATGTTTTGAACAGCAAGACCATCCACTGCTTTCACAACAGGAACATTCCAAAGTCTACCAAGCTCCACCATATTCCAGTGAAGAAGATAAGTTCCCGATACGTTATTGCGGATACCAGTGAGAATCAATTGATCCTCTGGATAATCTACAACAATACGATTCTTGCGAGAACACCATTCAAAAATAGGAGTCATTCCACCATCTAGAATAGCAAGAATGAAATTACGATACTGTGGTTTATCAGCAATAAACAGCTCAGCATTCATTGCCACATCAGTAATCCCTGCTTTAGTAGCAAGGCGGAAGCCTTCTTTAGTAGGGATAGGGCGAATCATGGAGCCATCTAACTTCTCCAGAACTACATGAGGTTCATACAGATTAATTTTGTTGATAGCAGTTTCTTCACGTTCTCCTGCATTGAAGAACTTATGATAAGGGCGAGAGATAAGTTTACCAGTTTCGGTATCAAAGATCAAACCACGACATTCACGACGCATCCACATATTATAATGTGTGCGATGGCGAATCAGTGAGAATGTGTCTTCAAGTGCCACCATATAGTTGATGACAGTATACCAATCTTTTTCTATTACTCTAAATTCTGGATGGTCTTCAATTTGAAGAAGAACATCATCAATGTTATTGATCGCTGGAAACTCGTATTTCATCATCCCAAGGTGTTTTTCTTTCTAAAATTTCACGAAATCTTTTTTGAACTTCTGGATCTGGTGGTGTGTTGATACTTCTTACTAATTCATCGTATGCTTCTTCTGATACTACAATGCGTTCTGGCGGATAAGAACCTTTACCCCAATACTCTTCAAACTTGTGAACATAGTTCATATGATCCCAACCATGATTGAGATTCAACCAGAACTCAGCATAACGTTGGTGGTCATCCATTCGCCAATTATCATGATTGATTAGACGATACCAATACCAGAAAATTGTATACTTAATCGGTTTAAATCCGATGATCCACTTGTTTAAGAACACTGGAAAGTTCATTAACGATACCAATCTAATTCGCGTTGACGATATGCAAGGAAGTCAAATGAGATGGTTAGTTTATATACAGAAAAGCTAAATCCAATCAAACTCTCCCCTAAGATATTCATTAAGAACAATGGTCTAGCAGCATAGTGTGACCAATCTAAGTTAAATTGGAATAGATTGAACAGTCTGGTGCAGAATACATTCAAATACCATTCGTGCCCATAATCGTAAACATGATGATAATCAAACAGTTTCATGGGAGATTCTCCACTTCTTTGGATAGGGTCATCATATCACCCTTGTCAATCACTGTCAAGTTATTGAGCTTCTGGGCTGTCATGGTTTTTACATGTTCCATGGTCTTGCGAATAACAGCAGCAACAAGCTTTTGCTCACTATCTGCCCATGTGTTACGCTCATTCCAGATAGCGTCCATTAATTGTTGTGCTCTTTGTGTCATTATGAGTAATTAAAGTATAAATGGGTTTGCCATGTGAACCCAGGTTGATCACGGCGATTAATTTGTTCTATCACATGGTCTGGAATCAGTTTAGCATACTTCTCCATGAACTCTTCTTCTATTAGTTCATCAAATCCGTGCATATAATGATCGGAACCAATACCAATAAACTTTACAAATTTTTCTAGCTCCCGATCTATATCATCACATCTTTGATAATTGCGGCAAATTTGCAACCAATACGATCTCCCTTCACCAGTGGCAAAATAATCAATCGCAAAGAAACGATAAAATGACTTTTCTTCTCTTTGGTATTTAACTGTATTACCCGATCTCATCTTCTCCTAGCTCCACATCTTCTATAAGGTCTTTTAATCTATCAAAAAAAGCCTCATCAAGGGGAATAAGTTTTTCCTCACCGCGATCAATACGATCCATCATTTGCATCAGGCTTTCTAAAAATTCTTTTGGGTAAACATCATCATCATTTAATCCAACCCAGAACCATTCAATGCATTCTTGTTCTGGATCTTCTACTGTTCTTGGTAGAGCATAATTCTCATAAGATGAACCCATGAGATCTGCCCATACTCTAAAATTACAACGAATAGTTTGCCATCCAGTCATCCAACAATGACCGATCCAATACTCCCACCAATTCAAGGTGGTTCTATTTTTCTTTGGTGCTGTTCCTCTTACTGGTGTGCTATACATTATGGATACAAGGGTGGATGATACTTTAGATACTCACGAAATGTCATCTTCATTTCTTTAATTGTCATTCCACAGTGACTGGCTGCTTCAGGAAGATTCATCGTGGAATGAAACAAACCTTCATTCGCTTCTTTAACTGTCTGTGGTGTCGTTTGATTCATTTGATTCCTACTTCTTTCAAATATTGATGATATCTCAAAAATCTAGTCATTGATGGCTTAACTTCTAGACTCTTACAACATTCCAAATATGATATCCACTCAAACCATGGTGTAGTTGGGTCAAGAACGTGATATTTCATAACCATTCTGGTTTCCTCTCTGGCATACGAAGATAATTAGATGTAACCCAAGGTTTGGATGCGATGTACATCTTGTAAGCAGTAAAAGTGTCAATGCTTGTGTCAAGTTTATACTCATCTGGCATAGCACGAGCAAATGGTGTTACGTTGGTAATTTTACCTTTAGGAAAGAGATAATAGGCATCAACTAATGTTTTATAACAAGCGTGTGTTTTGTTATATCTTATGGCATATTCGTCACACAAATTCATTCCCCACTTAATAAGCCAGTAGGCGTTATCCACGGTGTTTGCTGCCCATTTCGTGCATGGATGATTACGGAAAGCACCTTTCTCTGTCTTATAGGGCATCCCGTCTGCTTTTCCCAAAGTTCCGTAGTTATGATACCAAGAAGAAGCCACGATAGAAAGCATTTGACAGCATTCGAGCGGCATCTTAACAATGTGTTTGTCTGGCAAACAAATAGCACTTTCGGCAGGAAATGGGTCGGTAACAAAAATATTCATTCAAACCATGGTGTAGTTGGATCTAATGGAAAATAATATTCATCTTTCATATGATTTTACTCTTCTTCGAGTTTCATGTCAAGTTCCTTTCTCAATTCTCTCGCACGTTTTTCGCCCATTCTTTTCAAATTCCAAGTATCCCAACGTAGGCGAGGATAAAATTTAACCCAAAAAATAAATCTATGGAAATTGACTACAGCCAACTTCCATAGAAGAATAGCATATTTTGCTACATTAGAATCTACAATTATCACATATGCGATAACAGCAAATAAAGCGAACCAAGTATAATAATAATTCATTTTTGATTTTATTTATGGCATGGGAACACACCAGTAATTGTTTCTGTCACGATACTGATACAAACATTGCTGACCGTATCCATAGCCATTTCCCCAGCCATACCCATATCCATAAGGTCTATAAGGTGGCAGCCAAGTATAATTTTGACGGGCAACTGCACCAGGATCATACTGACAGATCCTCTCCCCAACTCGATTAAAATAGCAATTATAGAATCCAGGTTCAGCCTGAGCTGGATATGGTGCAATCGCTAAAAGTGTAGCCAGAATGAACTTTTTCATAGTAGGGCAAGAAGACCTTGAGAGTCTCGGATACGTTTCTCTGCTAGTTTAGCATACTCTGGATTCAGCTCAAATCCAATATACTGTTTGCCAAACTTAACAGCAACCTCTCCAGTGGTGCCAGATCCCATGAAGGGGTCGATCACCACCCCACCATCGGGGCAGCAGGTTCTGATAGGCTTTTCAATCAATTCTGGAGGATAAACTGCAAAGTGAGCCCCACCATAAGTCGTTGATGATACATCCCAGACCGTAAATGTAGGTCTTTTAGGGCATTTACCAGAAGCAATAAGCTCTTCATAGTTAAAATCCCTGTCGATGCCTGTTTCCTCGCGCATTCTGGCATAATGCTTGTCTTGGTTGGCAGAACTGAGGGCAAAACCCTCTTTATCATCTACCTGGGCATCTTTACGCTTGTCTACGTTATTTTTAGAGAACATCCTTCGAATAGAGATCTCTGCCTGAGGAACCATCATAGGATCACGATCAAAATAATACTTTTTGACATCCTTCACAAACCAAAAGAACTTCTCATGGTTCGACCAATACCTATCTTTGGATGAGATCGGTTGTGGATTTGGTTTATTCCAGATGATTTCGTTCCTAAGATGCCAGCCCCTATCAGACATAGCAATCTCAAACCTACTAGGAACTTGCAGCAGCCTTTTCTTGTCATAAGTGTCTGCAATGTTCACCCAGCAGGATCCACTGGGCTTCAAAACACGATAGACTTCATCAAACACTTGGCACAGATTCTCTACAAAATCAGCTACACTAGATTCTGCCCCGATCTGACCATCATTCTTGTAGTCTCGGAGATTGTAGTATGGTGGAGAGGTTACACACATATCTACTGAAGAATCAGGAAGATTCTTGAGATTGGTGATATTGTCTCCAACGTGGATGATGTTAGTTTGCATATCAGGGCTTGAGGGCATATTGGTCATAGGGGAAGAGATCAAAGAACTGCCTTACAGTTACTTTGCCGTCTTTGATCGTTCCATTCTCCGTCAATTCTACTACTTTGTCAACAGGGATCTCATAGAATTTTGGAGCTTCAGTGAAGCGGGCTCGTAGATCACAGAATACATATGAATCTACAGAACTCAATTTCTTTTTATAATCATTCTCATCATAGAACCGACCCTTGCCAGTTGCTGTAGATGGAGAAAAGAAAACATATTGTGTCTTACAGATGTTGCGAACCTCAATGAGCTGATTGAGTCGTTCTTGTACCACAACATCGTAAGGAAGTTGTTTCCCAACAACACGTTCACCACCAAGGAATTTAGCAACAGCAGCCTCAGTGATAGGTGAAGTTCCACTGCCATTTACAGTGTCGATGAACTCATCCAGACTAATACCATAGCCATCAGCAATTTGTTGAGCGTTGATGTTCCAGAGCATAGTGGCAATTTAATTACAGTTTAATTATAGCAGGGAATAGCCCCCCTTGCAAGGGCTTAAGCCAGTGCAAGAGGTGGCACACCCTTCAGGAAGATGGCATCAACTACTGTTTGGAGACGGTTGACGATCTGAGAACCATAATTAGTGTAAACAGGCACAGTAACGTAGCCACAGGGTTTGCGATAAAATTGACAATCACCAGGAACAAGCACCCCAGTCGCAATATCTTCGGCGTCTTGTCGATCAACTCGAATAACACGCCCGATAGTTTGCGCCATTTCAACGATGTTGAGATTCCTAAGCAGGATTGTGTGCGTAAGCCCTGGGACGTTGATCCCTTCGCTGAGAATGGAATAGTGAAGGAGAATGAATTTCCGCTGCGGATCCTTACCCCATTTGGTGAGAGTGTCAAAAAATACTTCGCGGTTGACCTTTTGTTTGTTGACATAAGCCCCATGTTTAGAAGTGATGTGGAGGATATCATATCCCCGCTCAGAGAGACGCTCTAGAACATCACTCTGACTGAGCATGTTCCAAAGGATTTTGGTGCTAGGTGCAGCCACAAGAATCTTAGCAGCAGCAGATTCATCAAGAGAATCAACGATATCAACAACAGTGTTAGAATCTACCGTTGCAGCAGTCTCTTTGCTACGAAGAAAATCAGTCTCATGAGCAACAACCTTGGGAGGAATGATGCTACCGTTGGCAATGAGCTTAGGCGCAGGGATATTCATAAGAACATTACCATACACTTCGGGGTTGTTCATGCCCCTAGCATGTTTTTGACTGATTCGTGGGGTAGCAGTGAAATAATAGCAATTCTGAGCATATTGGCTGATTGCAAACACGCTGGTGAAGAAGTTTCTACCAGTCGAGTTATGAGCCTCATCATAGTAAATGACATCGATATCAATACCACTATCGATAATCTTAGGAAGAGAATGATAGGTGGTATACAAAATACGATGGCTATTAGTTTGCTCTGCCATCTTCACGAAACCAGCAATTTTGTCTGGTTTCGTGGTCTTGAAGTGCTTGGTTTCACCGCTGTGAATGTGAGCAGGGATAGCAACGTTGCTAAGAATGTGCTCACTAAACTCAGCCTCAAGCTGACTCGCCAGAAGAATTCTCGGGGCGCAGACAACAATAGTCATCGGGCGCTGAGCTTCATTAAGTCTGCGCAGACAATCAAAGATCATGATGAGGGTCTTGCCACCACCAGTAGGGCAATAGATAGAACCTTTGTTTGCAGACTTCAGAGCATCTAGAGCTTTTTGCTGGTGGTCACGAAGTTTCATAGAATCAATCATTTACTTGTAAAGGATAGCAAAAATTATCCCCCCAGTCAAGGGGGGATAGATAAAAATATTTTATTTAAGAAAGGATTTCTAAAAGATTAGGTAATAGCTTTTCTTTCTTGGCTCTTTTCTTTTTTACATTCTTTTTGGCATTATGAAAATTGCCGTCGTAAAACTCAATTGCTGCTCTAGAGTTATCCCTAGGCTTTTTATACTCAAGATTATCTAAGAGATTGTTTTTAGGATTAGTATCTAAGTGATCAATAAAAACAGTATCCCTCACCCAGTCTATAACCTTAGGTGGGATTCTTCTCTGCCCAACCATATCAGGAGTGATAACTTCAAACCAACTATCTTCCAATTCTTTTGGTGGATGATCGTATATAGATCTAAATGTTCCCATCATTAACTGATGGAGATACAATGTTATTCTAGCTTTCTTGCTGTTCTTTTGTCTGCCGCTGTAACTATATGTTGGATCCCAGTTGTCAGGTAAAGTAAAATCTATTTTTTGATGAAGTTTATCTTTTGAATTTCTAGCTGTCATCAAGTGAACTCTATTCTTGAATCTCAAGAGACTGTATACCTTTGCACTCTTAGTTACATAATATCCAGGAAGTGGATATCGGTAAACAGCTGGATATGCTAACTCTCCATCAATTAATATAGGCTCAGATAAATCAGTTTGCAAAAATTGGCACGACTTCGACATTAACACATCCCTCTTCTTTCACATGCGATTGCCAAAAAATGGCATCATCAATCTTCAAAAATGTTACTGTTTGCTTGCTCAACTTGTTCTTTTTCGGCTTCAGATACACTACTTGATACTTCATTATTTCTAGGTGGATATCCATAGAATTTTAACACCTCATCATAGAAGCTGTCAAGGTCATCATTTGTGTTCTGCAACATTGTGTCCTCCTCCTGTAAATTCTGCAACAATTCTACCATCTTTTATTTTCTCAAATCTCTCTGAATCCACTGCAATCTCATCCCAGTTTTGGATATAAACTAGCATATGAACATCATTAAGCCTCTCATCTCCTTCTGTTACACAGATGGTAACATATTCATCACAGATAAATTTAATGTAACCAGAATGTGATCTATATTCAACATAAGATCCTACTTTTAAAGACATAATAATATCACGAAGTTCTAGTGCGTGGGAATTCCACAGAAACAGAGGTGTGGTCATGGAAGGGGAATTAGTGAGAATTGAGAATCGGGGATTGATGCCCTAAGAGTCACATCATACCCTAAAGTAATTCTAGGACCTTTAAAGTCTTCATTAACAAATACTTTATGCTCTCGATATCCAGGACCAAAATAGATTTGCCCTGGCTTGTTTACGATCTCATAATGGTCATCACCATTTCTAAACTTAGTAACTGTTTCTTTAGGATCAATGGAGATATAACCATGATAATCCCAATGATGATCATGCCAATCAAGAACAGTATCTGGTCTATGAAAGTTCATCCAACATTGATACCAAGCAGGAGTTGCATCACCAATAGAAAGACGAATGAGTGATTTCAGTTGCCTTTGAATCTCATAAAAATAAGGTGATGGTGCAGTCAAAGCAAACACATTATAGAAAGAATAACCCGACAAATTTGAGTTTGGATTGTTCATTTCATTTTCAATGAAGTTGTGATCCTTTGCCTGTAAGATCTGAGGGAGATCACCAAAAGTAAGTTCCTGTCTACGAGTAAGAGAAGAATCTACATTGACAAATACGTTCTTAAAATTTTCGTATGCAGTGTTTAGATCCTCAATAATTTCTCTCTGATAGCTTTCAATAAAATCGCTTTTATATAAAACCCAATCAGTTCCGTGATCAATTAATCTCATTTTAAAGCCTCCATGTTTAAGTTAATTAGATTAAAGTTTAGCACACATCGGTGTGTGTCATTTGCATAAGAAGAGCAATGAAAATGATTGCTTGGAAAGATAACCACTCTACCACGCTTAGGTTTAATTGGTTCCTTCAAAATATCAAAGTCGTTATCATTCTGAATCTTATCAAATTCTTCTTTAGTATAATCCTGGAGATGTTGCTGAAGAACGTGCGTATCTCCATTATTTGTATTGACATAATATAGCCCACTCCAAGAATTTCTATAGAAGTGGTCAACATGAGGTAGGTGCCAACCCTTGTCATATCCAACTTCTTTCTGGAATAGATTTAGCCTCATGCTATCAAGTTTGTTCCATTTAATCTCTGGCTCTCTTTCGCTAATAGCCAGAATAATAGGATAGAACATGTCAAATAAATTAGATTTGACCGTATCATCACTATAAATGTAATGAAAAAATCCAGGAACATTTCTAGGATCTCTTTTTTTCACAGCAGAAATTGCATGTTGTTTATAATACCAGGGGATTTGAATTTCCTCGTTGAAAACAAAATCTTCAATCCATTTCTGTTGAGCTTGAGGAATAATATCATCAATAATATAATATTTCATTCGATAACTCCATTGTTTAATGTTTTCATTTCTTCATGTATTTCAGGGTGAGCTAAACTAAAGTGAGCACCAAGCATTGGTCTCCCATCATACTTATAATGAGAAAATTCACCCTCAGAATCAACATATTGTAAAAATCCCATAACCTGCTCTTTACCTGGGAAAGGGGGTCTCCAATGTAGATACTTTGATCCCTGAAAAATTACAATATCTCCAACATCTAGACTAATTGATTCTACACCACTATCATATTGAATGTAAAGATCCCACTCAACTGGATCTTTAGTTATACAACAGCTAACAGAATATTCTGAAGATCTTCTATCTTTATGCCTCTTCAATTCACATCCATTCATGTATATTCTGGCATAAGAATAAGAAGGATAAAGCTTTCTACCAACTGCAGATGAGATTGTAGGCGTTAGGTTATCCATTAGCGCCTCAAAGCATATAGGAGAATACATAGCAAATGCTCCTGGAACAGTGGGATCAGAATCTGGTCCTCCAGAAGCAATAACATTTGCTCGTATTAATTTGTATTCTGTTGCTATATGATCGCAAACTTCTTTGGAGATTGCATTTCTAATTATGATATGTTCCATTAAATATTACCAACTCTACCAAAAAATACTAGTGTCAACCTTGAATCTTCGTTAGTTGTTCCAAAAAAGTCTGCAGCACTATGGAATTGTCTAGCATCAAATAAAAGCATTCTATTAAATCTATTTTCAACCTTTAAATTAGGAGTGAAGTGTGAATTGCATTCATTCCTATACTTTTCATATTGAACAACAATCTCATCAGATTCTTCATTTGCAGCAGTAACAAATTCATTTACATAATCTACATCTTTTCTATCTTTTAGCCGATCATAGAGCCAAGTTCCACTATTTTGTGGTGGCTCGGGATTTAAGTATACCATACCAGCAACATCTAAATCATCAGAGTCTTGATGAACCCAGCCACCAATATCTCTCTCCTTACAGATATGAAAGGAGCAATCAAAGTATTCAAAGAAGTTATAGTTTGGTATATGGGGGATTAGTTTTCTACAAACCAGATGATGAAAATCAACATGGTTTATATTTAAAATTTCAGATCTTAATCCAGACCAATTTCCACGATTACCTTTATAAAACTCAAAAGTAAGTGCCCAAGAACGAATAGCTTCTGGAGTTTCGAAAAAGTTATCAACAATAACAGTTGGAAATGGTGGTTTAACGATGCGTGTCATTTCTTATATAAAAATGCAAATGGGCATTTAGATTCTTGCTTCTTAAACATCAAATTCTTTGATAGTTTAGGAATTACATCCTTTAAAGCAATTCTCCTTTGAGTGTCTTCCACAAGAAGATCATCGGGTCTTGCTTTAACTAGAGTGAATTGACAATTCAAATCACCCTCTTTAAAAAATCTAACTTTATATAGTGGATCTCCTCTCTTGATGACAATTGGTTTAGTGTCATCCAAAATATCAATAGCAAAAGAAAGTGGTCTAGTCCAGCTGCTAAGATTCCACCACCCACCAATAGTTACGAAATTGCATAATGCATTGTTGGGGTGTGGTGATTGATCCAACCATACATTCTTCTCCTTTGTCCAGAAAAGAAACATAGGAATAGGAAGCTGATATGTCTCCAAATTAGATCTATTTTGCCCCTGAATATACTTATGAAACTGATCTTCCCTCAGTGAAGAGTTTACAAATCTATTAACCCTATCAATCTCAAGACGGATATCTCTGGCAGCATATACAATAAATTCTCTGCTTGCCTTATGTTGGAAAGCAGGGCATTCATAATAAGTCTTTGTATTTGGAATTTCTTGAATTTGCCTTTTAGGCTCAATACCAACACCATCTAAAGGAAGAGGTGAATTTTTCATGTCAGGAATATATCCATCACCCTCAAATTGTTGATAATAGATCTTAATTTTCTTCATAATACTTTGGAACAAAGTTTGCGTTTATAACTACTCTTTTTTGATGCTGCTGTGGGCAACTACTAGAATGGTATATGCCTCCACCAAATAATATAATTCTCCCTTTCTTTGGAGAACATCTGTCTACAGGTATCCTGTTGCCATCAGAATCATAGTCAAAAAAGATTGTATCCCCGTCACTATCATTAACGTAATACAGAAGTGTTTTATGTGGGATATTGTAATCTATATGAGCTTTATTATATGTTGTTTTTCCTGTTTTGACAAGCAATCCACACTTAATTCTCAATAGATTATCCAAAGGCTCTTCAAATTTCTCTGAAGCTTCATAAAATAATGGCATAAGATAATCTAAAAATTCACCTTCAATGCCAACTTGTCGGTCATATTGAACATTGGCAAATCCTGGAGTGGGCTCGCCTTCATGTTCATCAATATGTTCTTTAGTGAAGTAAGAAACTTCTTCAAGATATCTCCAAGAAAATCTAAGACCCAATAGAACATGTTCTATTTCATCTTGATATCTTTTTGATACTACATTATCAATACATTTAAAATACTTCATGCTCCAAAATTTATCGTTAAAACAACTCGATCATCATCAGAATTACTAACTTGTGTTCTATGCTTTATCCACCCAGGAAAAAATAAAACATCATTGGTCTTAACTTTAACTTCTTTCCAAAGATACTCTAATGGTTCATAGGGTAAACCAAATTTATGATACTCCAAAGGATCCCTAAATTCAATATTTCCAGAGTTTGGTGGGCATTGTAAGTAACATGTGGCAATCAAAGGAGTGTGGTTATGATTGTGCTCTAGAGTAGCTCCTGTTCTCTTATGTAAATTAGTCCAAGAAGATGTAATGATAGGCGATCCCTTGTAATTCAAATGATTCCACACAAACATTGCTCTATTCATCAACCAAGGCATAAAAAATTGAGTTTCTTTCCAGGTATGTGGTTGATATGATATGTGTAAATTATCTCTATTTTGTGCCGTAGAAAATGCTGCTCCTGTTTCTAATGCACTACCAGTATATTCGGGGTTCTGCGTTGCATTCATCGATAGCCCAATAGCATTCTGCAACCTAGACATAGGATAGTTAAATCCATCCTCATAATGAAACAGCCAAATATATGATTCCCAAAGATCAATGGAGACTGACCCAGAAGGTCTCTCCATTGATGAATCTTCCCATTGATATATCATTCCTCTTCTTCTGGAATAGTAAGAACAAAGTTACCATCAGCATCGGTATCTACATCCTCATTGAGAACGTCTCTCTTATAAATCATGAGACCTTCTACAGCTCCCATAAGTTTTGTTCTCTTTTCGATCAGATCATTTCTCTTACCGAAATCAATTTTAGTGATTCCATATGGATTGATCTTAACATCATTCATTTCAGTTTCAAGCTTTTCAATTTCCTCGCTTGCCTCTTTAATCTGTGCAGCGAAATTAAGAATCAGTTCGTCTAAAGTCATAGTGTTCTCCATTAAAGATTTTTGCCGTTTGCGTATTTTGAAATAACTGTGATGGTTCTTTTCAACCTATCAGAAAGAGTATCATATCTGGGGATAGAATGTGAAGTAAACCTGAAAGAATGCTCAAGTTGCCATTCTTTTTCTCCAGCGCCATCAATGTATATATCATACCAATTTTTATCCAAAACTTTTCTAGGAATTGGAATATATTGAGCCAGTGGAGTTCCCCCTTTGATTAAGACTTCATCATTCAATTTGTGCCAGAACAATTGAACATTACACTGTAGTGCATATCTGGGATCAAATATTCCTGTAGCAGAGGTAAATCGATCTTCATTATTCCAATGAACATGCGTTTGAATTAACACAATATCATCAGATGCCCTACATCTCCATGGTGTTTCAATTTTAATCGTTGTTGCTAATGTCTCTCTTGGGCTATCAATAATAGGTAAAGTTTGATCTGGAGGATGGTTGCCTACCAAACCAGCTTGAGACATAAATGCCGATCCAGATTCCCACTCAAAGCTAGAACCATCACCGTTCGTTTTAATTACAATATCTGTAGGGCAAGTTATAACCCACCCCATTTTAACGTATTGATTAATACCTGGGCAAGTTGCTGCCGATAGAATATTAGTAATCTTAGAAAAGGGGCACTTTGACCCCTCTCCTTTCCAAGTTCTGGTTAAAGATGATGCTGGGATGATAGGATATAAATCTTCTACTGCTTTTTCAAGAGAATAAAATCTTACCCAGGGCTTTTTTCTAAACATGTATCAACTCCACCATAAATGTTGTCACGCAAGTATTCGTAATGTGATGGAAGAGTCTTAATATAATCTTCCATTCTATTTCTGAAGTTAAGATACCCATCACGAATATTCAAGATATCTTCATCAGTCTCAATCTTATCAAATGCTCTCCTCATTCTAGCATGTTCTAGTGTAGAAATAGGGCGAACACCCATTCCAGCAAGAATATAATTCATTCCACCCATGCTTTCATTATATGTATTCCTGTCTAAATTGCCAGCAATACTAAACCAAACTTCATCAGTTCGACGTAATGTGTTGAACATGTCTGGATCATATTCATGCTTAGTAGTAGCCCATCTCCAATATGGAGTATCATTTCTCTGAGAGAATGCATAATGCATAGAGACGAATTGATAGAAATTATTGATTTCATCATCAACTGAGAAATTGTAAGATTCAATTTCAGTTCTAGTTACATATCCCTGCCTTCTATTCAGAATCTCTACTAGTCTAATAATATTTTCATGAGTTGTCAATAGACCAGTGGATTCTAATGGCTCAACAAAGCCATAGGATAATCCAATTCCAACACAATTCTTAACCCAAGCTCTTCTTCTCTTACCATGCTTAATAGATACACGGAAAAACTTATCTGGATCTACTCTATCTTCTCCATACTTTTTAACAAGATGATTGTAGAACTCTTCCTTGGCTTCGGCATCGGTGCAGAATTCATTTGAGTATGCATACCCAGTTCCGATACGATTCCATAGAGGAATTGTCCAGCACCAGCCATTGTTCATCCCCTCACAATCCGTGACGTTAATCATTTCACGGTCTTTTTGTTCTACATCATTAGTATATGGAATTCTAGCAGCCCAGGCTCTATTTGTTCTTAGGTTATTCCATTGAACGAAAGAACTGCCAAATTGCTTTTCTAGCAGGAGTGATTTGAATCCTGTGCAATCAATGATCAGATCAGCTTCAATAGTTTGCCCCTGTTCTGTAAAAACACCAACAACAACATCAGTCTTTTTGCTTCCACTAAGATCGTCACCTGCATCTTTAACAAGACCAGCAACATCACCATACATATGAATTACCCCGTTTGGGATAGCAACATTATCTCTCAAATATTCTCCAAACTTTTCAGCATCTAAATGATAGGCAGTATCCCACTCAAAGTTATACTTTGGTAGATATTCTTCATTTCCGTTTGATTGCTTATTATGCTTAACCAGATAAGTATTTGATGGTGCAAAAAATTCTGCAAATTTAACATCAAAACTTGGATCCAAAAGTTTAATTTCATCCAAAGCATTCAACTTTAAAGTTGAAGATGGCATATGAAATCCAGTTTGAAATGGATATTGAAAAGTTCCCGAATCTTTAGTTCTAAAATTAGTAAACTGAATTGAATTCTTGTATGTAGCATTACAATGTGGCATCCAATCTTCATCTTTTAAGCCCAATAGCTTAAGGAATTTGTTGAAATGCCCAAGTGTAGATTCACCCACACCAACTTTAGGAATCACCTTCGATTCAACAAGAGCAATTTGTAACCAAGGGCATAGTTTACTCAGGGCAGCAGCAGTCATCCATCCAGAACTGCCGCCGCCTACGATTACGACGGATTCGATTTGCATAATACCTCTATAAACAATTAATAATTATATCAGAAATTTCCTTTCTCTAGCCAAGGCTTATACTTCAACCAGCAAGGATGTTCTTGAGATGCTATCTTTGGTTGCTTTTCAACAGAAGGCTCTTCAGTTCTTTGCCTCTCCAACATTTGTTCCAGAGTTTCATCTGGTCTTTGGGGAGAATCAGGCCAACCTGCTTCTGGTTTTCTAACCTCAGCCTTAACTTTATCAATATGTTCAATCCAGTTACTTGTTCCTTCTTTCAGATCATGATAAAGCATATCAAGCTGACTACCAACATCACCATAACGAACTTGTCTCATCAACTTAGGATCGTGGAAAGGAATTTCTCTCTTAACCCAGATTGATTCATCTTTCGATGGAGAATATTCTAAAGACCAATGAATACTAATATCATCAGGAGCATCTAACCAAATAAAAGATGCATCTGGACCTTCATAAATTTCGTATTCTTCGCCTGGATCACAGATTTCCATTACTGTTCCAGTATGTTCTACAAGTGCTTTTCTCATGTTACCTCCTTATAAGTAATTAGTTACAATAACAACTCCAGATTTTCCATCGGCACCTCTGAAGCTGTGAAAGTGCCCACCAGATCCACCAGCACCGTATGCAGCATGATCTTGATGGTTATGACTAAAGTTGCCTCCGTTAGGCCAACCAGCAGCAACGGCGCCGCCAAAGTGAGATGCACCACCTAATCCGCCGCCGCCCATTCTATGGTCTGTATGACCAAATCCTCCACCACCCCATACATTTAGATCACCACCAGAACCATTACGACCTAAGCCACCAGAGTGAGCATTAATTCTATTTGCACCATGACCACCTCCAGCAGATAGATATCCACCAAAAGAACTAGTTCCTCCGTCGTTACCAAAACCAAAATACCATGTTCCAGTTCCTGCACCCCCAACAGTTACGGAAACAGAAGATATAGATTCAACATTAATGACTCTTTCTGAATATCCACCAGCACCACCAGATTCTGAGTGACCAGATCCACCGCCACCGCCTGCTTGAACTCTAACATGAATATATCTAACACTAGTTGGTCTACTCCAGGTTCCATTACCAGTATAAACATTCATTGAAGTAATGTTACCAGCAGCAACTGCTGACCAGCTCAATGAAGTTCCATTAGTGGTAAGAAATTTTCCAGATTGACTAGAAACTGAAGGAATAATAGAGTTGGATGATCCACCAATTGTTCCTTCAATAACGATATCAGTTACCGTTAAAGTTCCAGCAACAGAAATTGTGCCATTGGAAAAAGTAAATCCACTGGATCCTGTTAAGTCTTTAATATTTGATACTTTTAATACTGCCATGGTTTTACTTGTAATGTGTAACTACAACAACACCTTCTTTTCCATTGGAACCCCTAAAGCTATGGAAGTGACCACCAGATCCACCAGCACCATATGCCGAATGGTCTTGATGGTTGTGACTATAGTTTCCACCACTAGGCCAACCAGAAGCTACTGAACCGCCGAAATATGAATTACCTCCAGTTCCTCCACCATATGCAAAGTGGCATTGTCCACCTCCGCCCCATACATTTAGATCTCCACCAGAACCATTACGACCTAATCCTCCATTATGAGCCCCATTCTCATTTGCACCGTGACCACCACCAGCAGAACAATAACCACCAAAGGAACTAGTTCCACCACTCCCACCAAAGCCAAAATACCATGTTCCGCTGCCGCCGCCACCAACTGTTACAGAAACAGATGATACGCTAGTTACATCAATAATTCTCTCAGAATATCCACCAGCACCACCAGATTCACCATGACCAGACGCACCGCCACCACCAGCTTGAACTCTAACCTGAATATACTTAATTCCAGTTGGTTTATTCCAGGTTCCACTACCTGTGAATATTTGCATAGAGTTAATATTCTCAGATGAAACCGTAGACCAACTTAAAGAATTACCATTAGTGGTCAAAAATCTATTCTGATTTCCAGATTGTGATGGAATAATTTGTGTTGAACTACCGCTTATTGCACCGTTAACAGTAATATTTTGAACTCTAAGTGTTCCTGTGCTAGTAACACCACTAGAATTTAGGGCGAATCCCCCAATTCCAGAAATATCTTTAATATTAGCTACTTTTAATATGCTCATTTTCTTACTTGTAATTTGTAACTACAACTACACCATACTTACCATCAGAACCTCTAAAGCTAGAGAAATGCCCTCCAGATCCACCCGAACCATATGCCGAATGGTCTTGATGGTTATGACTAAAGTTGCCTCCGTTAGGCCAACCAGCAGCTACTGAACCACCAAAGAATGAACCTCCACCAGTTCCTCCACCGTGAGCAGTATGAGACTGACCACCTCCACCCCATACATTAATATCACCGCCAGAACCATTACGACCTAAACCACCAGAGTGCCCATTATTTCTAGCAGCACCATGACCACCACCAGCAGAACAATAACCACCAAAGGAACTAGTTCCTCCGTCGTTTCCAGCATTAAAGTAGTAAGTTCCTCCACCGCCGCCACCAACTGTAATTCCTACAGATGTTACAGATTCCACATTGATAATTTTTTCAGCATATCCACCAGCGCCGCCAGATTCACCATGACCAGCGCCGCCGCCACCACCACCTTGAACTCTTACATGCACATATTTTACACCAGTTGGCTTATTCCAAGTGGAATTGCCAGTGTAAACATTCATAGAAAGAATGTTTTCTGCCGATAACGTGCCCCAAGTAAGCTTAGAACCATCGGTGCTTAAGTATTTTCCAGATTGACCAGACTGTGGGGGTATAACTTGAGATGATTGCCCAGTGATATTACCGTTAATAATTAAATTACCAACAGTAATGGTTCCTTGCGCCGAAGCAGAACCACTGCTCATGGAAAATCCACCAGTGTCAGAAAGGTCTTTAATATTTGATACTTTTAGAGTGCTCATAGTTGATTTTTATAGTCTAAAAATAAGGAATAGAATTCCCCATCTTTTCCTGGAATTTTGTTATTATTTATATCGTTCCATAGGGAATCAAGTAAATCTAATAAACTTATTGGTTTTTTGTCACCAAGATTCTTAAAAATTTTATTTTCTTCTTCTATTATTTCATCAGGATGTGGTCTTTTTGTGTCTTCATCATACCATAGCATATCATGTGGGTTATCGTCAACCATTATAAATTTAGCATTTGGATTACCCGTTAAATTAGTAATAGCCTGAGACCAATAATATCTTCTATTCATTATCCTCTAATTTCCATAGCATAGAATGCAGAGATCGATCTCATATCATTAGAAACACGATCATTAATATATAGATCTCTAATTGAACCACTCCAAGATGAGGATGCTCTTACTCTGTATCTAACAGGAACCGTAACACCAGGAGAATCTTTAAAGATTATATGATGATTATACATGTAATCCGTAGTATCTTGACCATCATATACAGTAGAAATTGATCCTGCACCAACGTTTGTATTTCCAGAAAGCCCAGAAGTTAAAAGATTACCATCTCTGGAAAAGCCAAATGATGTTATATGTGTTGCAGAGCAATTAATCATTGCAACTAAAAGTATCTTCGAATTTGTATGAGTGGGCTGAATGGAAATTTCTAGTTCAGGAATTTCTGCGCTGGAGTCTAAATCTTGAGCACGAATTAGATATCTTGTTGGTGTTGAGTGAACCATTCTAACCTGAACAATTTCACCTTCTCTTAAGTCGTTATCCTCACCACCCATGATGAGCCAACTTGCACCATTTTCAATAGTTACTGTGTAATTATTGTCAACCTGAACAGGACCAGCAGTAAATCCATTTGTGAATTCTGCACCACCATTAGCAACAGGACCTACAGTTAAATTTTCAGAGATATTGGTTCCATTTGTTCTGATGATTGACTTTTCACCAACAGCAGGACCGCCGCCACCAACATCTGTCCAACCAGGAACACCCTGTCTAGCATCAGCAACCCAAATTTGAGCTTGGTCTACAGTGGTATTGAATACCATAGTTCCCACTGCAGGAGTTCCCAAAGCATTAATTTGGGTTTGATTTAAGCCTTGCAGTGTGAGTGATTGTGATAGTGAAAGTGTGGTCATTAATGCTCTAGTAGAAGCATTAATTTGTGACTCTATAATTTTTGTTGCCATGAGTTTATAAGAATAAGGTTATTAGATTACTAACTCACGGATTTGAATTACATCACCAGTTTGTGGAACTGTAGACACGGAAAAGTCTACAGCATTACCAGTAACAGTATAATCAACTCCAGGAACTTGACATACACCGTTCAAGAATACGAGAACGGAATATGCAGTGTGCCCTGAAGAAATAGCAAAGGTAGATTGAACCCCATTGCCATTATACGTTACACCATTATTGCTATTGGTAATACCAGTAGCTAATCTATATTTATCCGCGCACCCATATGATCCAGTAATATCAATGTTACCTTGAACATACACATTACCAGCAATCTTCATCCTGTTGGATGCATCTGGAGCCATACCAATACCATAGTTGGTAGTGCCAGAATATCTCTGAGATGTTATTGGCGTGGTATCAGATAATCCGAATTTATACCATGTTGCAGAATCATAAATCCAACCTAATGCTTGACCAGGAGCCCAATCCTGATTGTATACCATATCACCATCATTAAATGCTAATCCAGCTGGGAGATCAGGTAAGCCCTGCGCATTCTCTTCTGCTAAGAAAGATTGCTTAAGAACTGTTCCATCTTCATTTGTATAGGTAAACTTCAGCGTTTGAATATTGTCAAGTGAAGTTACCTTTTTCTGGAATGTTACAGGACCAGAAAATACAGATTCTAACTGGTTAGATGCACCACCAATTACGGTTAGTTTATCAGTTAAAACCAATTCTGAGAACGTTTGAATTGTTGTATTTTCTTCACCCAAAACATTAAGTTGTGCAATGTCAGCATTGGTAATCTGACCAGTAACTGGGTTAACAACTTGGTTACCAATGAAGAGGTCGCCGTTAGAGTTTAGACCAGAATAGAATGCAACGCCTGCTGCTTCTTTTAGTGACTGAGATAATCTAACTTGTGCATCAGTTAAAACTTCAACCTGCGTTGAAGGGAATGCAGTAGAATAGTTACCAGGACCAAAACCAAGATATTCAAATGTGTGGTTACCTGAACGTAGAATTGAATATCTTCTCAATTCTACAGGAATTGGCTCTACAGAATTATCAGCTTCTCTGATTTTTAGTGGAATTTTTCTCTGCTCTGCATCACCAAGTCTAGCAGTTACTGTAATGCCATTCAAGACGTTAGCAACTGTAGTATATCCAAGATTATTTTCAGTTTCTTGTAAGAAGAATTGTGCAGTTTCTTTTGTGATCGATCTTTGAGCATCAAGATTTGGTGTTGGGGTTGCACCATCTGTAGCATATACTAATCCAATTGTCTCGTTATCTGCAATAGATACCGAAGCTTGAGGATCAGCATTTGGGTTGTCTCTATCAAACGAAGGATATACCTCATTAACGTTCTGAGAGAACTTAAAGTCATTAAAGTTGTCTGTTGTAGGTGAAACAGAGGCAGAAAGAACTGAAAGATAATAAATTCCGTCTTGCTCACCACGAATAAATTCTTGGTATGATTCAACTTCATACACATAATAAATTTTATTGTATGAAGGAGAATTGGTTTCAGATGATCTTGGTTGCATTACGAAACCAGTAATAGGTTCTCTGGGAACTGGGAATGAATCTTTATCTAGAAGATATCTAAATCTATAGATTCTATCAGTTAAGTTTCTTGCATCGGGAACTCTTCTAATATATGCAGTTGGTGTAAATCCAAGATTTTGATATTGTGAATTGGCAAGAAGAGTAGTATAGATGGTATTTACGTTTCCATCAACTTGAAGATACCAATTAGATCTAGCAGAATCCCATTTAATTGGATTACTTGGATCATCTGCTGCAGTTCCAGTAACATCAGGTCCAGCAGGTTGAATATTAGCATAATGAACTGTTGGTGTAGTTGCACCAGATGCAATCAGTGAAACATATATTCTATCTGGTGTATTAACGTTATCTCTTCTGGCGCCAATTGTATAGCCTTGAATCTTTGTTGGTGGTGGAGCAGACTGATTGGTATATCCGTATAAGTAAAGCTTAGTTTGATCTGCTGCAGCTCTTGTCTTTTGAATATCAATTGTAACCCAGTTTACAGAAATCTCAGGAACATCACCTAAAGATTTTGGAGGGATTATATGTGTAACTTGACCAGCTTTATCTTTAGTAAATGCTGCAGCTTTAAAGCCTTTACATCTTAATGATGTATTACCAAAGTTGGAGTTAGAGTTGGTGATCGACATGTCACCACCACTATCAGCAAAGAAGTGATCGCCAAATCCAACAGCGAACACAGAAACAACCTGAATAAAAGCATCATTTGAAGCTTTAACGTGGCGATGTCTCCAGCCTTTTCTATATTTGCAAAGACCATTAATGTGAGCACCAGATCCTGCAGTTTGTGGTTCGTAGTTGCCTGTATTGGGATTATAGAGAACAAATGCTCTGTCATCCTTTTGTAGAGAAATTCCAGTAAACTGCGCAACAACCATGGATTTAAAGCCAGTAGCTCTAGCTCCATCAGCGTGCATACCATTAATTCCCCACACAGAACGTAGGGATAGGTTGAACATGTATGGAGAAGCCGAGTCTACTGTATCAATTTCAACTTTAACTAAGATATTATTTCCAATTGCATTACCAGAAGGTTCTGCTGACATCTGATATGTAAATTGGTTACCCTGCGCAGATGTAACCAAGAATGAGCCATTATATAATAGCTGGTCTTGTTCAGTCGGACCTACAACACCAGAAACGTTAACTGCAACACCAACTGAGAATCCGTGGTTTTTAGGATTACCTAGTTCGTCAACTGTAAATGCTGTTGCAGTCTGACCATTACGGATAATCTGAGAAACTGCAAATTCGTCAGAAATAGGACCAACGATTCTGTTTTCTTCGACTCTTGCTTGAATCTGATCCTGTGAAATAACTCCAGAAGTATCAGGAATGGTAGCGTAAGCTTTCGAAATCTTTTGGTAGTAAAGATCTAGATCTTCTTTACTTGCATATTCAAAGCAAGTTAATTTGTGGTGAGAGAAGTTTGGTGCAATTGTATTAATTGCATCAGGTCTATAATATACACCATTATTATCACCATCAAATAATGAGAACTGCCAGAAATAACAACCACCAGTTACTCTAAAAATAGCACTAGCTCCTGGTTCATTTAAGGCATTAATACCTAAACTACCTGATACTGTAGGATATGGAATATATTTTGGAATGATCTTTGTTCTTCTAAGATCAGATCCAACTAGTGAACAACCTCTTGGAACAATGACGCCACCATCTACAGAATTAAATCTGTAAAGAATATTACTACTTGAGTTAATATCAAAGTTGCTATTTGCGTCAAAAGGTTGAATAGTAGCGTAATCAGATGTTCCAGGTCTATTGTCAATAATATATTCAGAGGGATACAAATAGATAGAGAAAGCATCAAACTCGTCATTAGAAAGACCAACTCTATATGAGAATCTTGCTACTTCTAAGAACGCTCGCTGTAGAGTTTTGAATGGTCGCAATGCAGAGTTTCCTCTGTTATCATATGCATCTGATGCATCAAAATCGTCAGGGTTAACGTAAATAATACGACCCGTTCTAGACGTAATGATATTTTTTAATCGAGTAAGTGCCATCTCTTACCTGTCTTCTTTGGATATTTATTTGTTAGTTAACCGATTTAGGCGTATTTAATACAACATAGTCATCAGATACAGTCTCAAATCCAGTCACGACATAGCTGAGATCTGCAGCACTAGAATATACCATTATATTCTGACCAGGACCAACGACAATACTAGAATTTTTATCCGTTGCATTTGCGTTAATCGCTTTACCATACATGATGTAATCTTGTGTTTCAATTCCATCCACACCAACATGAACTGCAGTGCTCACTGTTCCAACAGTAAATGTTAGATTGGGAGCACCACCACCACCCAATTGAGCATCTAGAACAGTGATTGTATCCGAAATCGCATGACCTTTTCCGCCATTCAAAATAGTTACAGTTGCAGCACCAGATCCATTAACAGCAATACTAAATGATTGATTTGTTCCAGATCCACTTGTAGTTCCAGTTACAGTATAAGTTCCTTGAACTCTCAATGCATTGGCAGCACCAACGCCAGTAACTGTTAGAATTTTACCGTCTACTGCTTCAACATAAGAACGAGCGCCATCTTCAATAGATGGAGAATCGTAGAATTTATCTCCATTTACAAAAGGAACCGAATCTTTTTCAAGAGAGACTTTTAGTAATGCATTAGTTGCATCCCAGTCTTGAACATATCCATGTGCTCCTGGAACAACTCCAGTAATTGTTTGTGTTGTTGTTCCAATTGTAAATGTATCGGCAATCGTGAAGTCTGCTCCAGAAAAATTGTATACAAAAATTTCAGTATAGGTTGGATTATTAATAGTATTAATAGTAAATCCATATCCAATTGAAGCTGCAGCTTCGTTATACACATAAATTGTTCCTGCAGTTGTATCAGTAATACTAAATTGCAGATATGCTCCTGCTTGACCAGAAGTTCCACTTTTAATAACGCCAGTTGTATACTCAGTTCCTGCTGTTGGTGTATTATTAATACCCTCAATGGCATCAACCGAGAACCTAAAGAGATCACCAGTCATTGAAGAATCTGATAAATCAAACTTATAAGTTCTCAAATTATTCAGGGTGAAATTAACTGGTTTAAAATGACCACTTCCTGAAGTAGTTGATAGTAGGAATTGGAAAGTCTGATTAACTGAGCTTGTTACTGTAAATTGAAGATCTGCTGAAGCAGTTGCTCCAGATATAGTTTCTCCTGTAGCAAAATAATTAATTAAGACTAGCTGACCGATATTGTATAAAGTTACCGTGCTGGCATTATTGTGGTTTACATCAGCAGTGCCATATTGCCCTCTAGTAACAGTAATGTCATTACCCACAACATTATCAATTCTCATTAATTCATTATCAATTCTGATAACACCACCAGTAATAAATCCAGTCGAGTCGGTAACAGTAAGAGTCGTATCACTTGCAGCAAAGGTTGCACCTTCATTTACCGTCGTTGTAGTTGCACTAGCAACAAGTGGTGTAGATCCATAACCACCAGCAATTGTTGCAGCAGTTGTTCCTAATGCACCTCTAGTTACTGTAATTGAACTAGTTACGCTATTTACTGTTGCAATTTGTAATAGTTCATTATTATTGGTTGGTAATAAATATCCAGCTTGTAAGTCGTTTGGCGCTATTCCAATACCACTAACTTTAATAGTAGTAGCAGAGTTATTTAAAGCATTCACATGAAGATAAATGGAATTTCCTGCTGCAGCACCACGATAAGTTGCAGTTAAGCCAGTAGTATCTCCAGTTACTGTTTCACCATTAACAAAAGTGCCACTTAAACTAGCTCCGTTAATCGATTGAGTATGGATATCTTCCACAATCACATAGTAATTAACCAGATCTGATGGCTTATATACATCAAACAAAGTAGCAGAAGCTTCAAGATCTGTAGTAATATTCAAACCAGGAATTGCAACAGTATTTGTCATTCCTGGAGTAATCTGTAATTTATATTTTGTTACTGGATTCCCTTTCTGAAATTTATATGTGCTTGGCTGTGCTCCATCAATTCTAAGAATTTGATCATAGTCTCTTAATGCAACACGATATGATGCACTAGATCCACTCTGATTGCAAACGTTTAATACTACACTACCAGTTCTATCAATATCTGGAGAATATAGTTTATGATTTGTGGTTGCCCCTGGTTTTGCGGCTGCTAATCTTCCTGCTGTCATTTTTTAATTTCCTCTACCATCCTGATTGAAAGAAGTTTATAAGTCTTAATTTTCCACCAAAAGCTGGGGCGGAAATCGGTCCCCCAAAAGAAACACCAACCTGACCTACGTTATTTGTTGATAATAGCTCAGCATTAGCATTTGGGAATTTAATAGTAACTGCTTCTGTAATATTAGAAGCATCTATTGTAATTATACCATTAAGTGACTGTGGATTATTTATCTGAACATCTTCTAGAACTTTATTAGCAAGTGTTTGACTTGCTAATGTTGATACTAAAGTATTTACTCCTAGAGTATTTAAATCTTCTGCTGGGAATCTAAATGGTATAGTTCTATTTTCACCAACATTACTAATATCAAAAGATACTTTTTTAGTTTCAAAAGTAGTATCAGAAAAAATTGCACCTTTATACACTTTGTTTGTTAGTGTTTGTGATGCATCAGTTCCAACCAAAATAACATTAAGGTCAGGGAATGTTACTGTTCTATTCTGTGTAATACCCGAAGCGTTAAACGAAACTTTTCTGGTTGGAACCTGTGAATCAGTAGATGGGGTATTAGAGAATGTTGGGTTAACTAAATTTTTATTAAAAACATTCTGTGTGGAAATATCATCGATTAATGTAGATTGCCCAGGACCTACACCAAAATCAGGCAGTCTATAAATTTTAGTTCCAGGTGCTTCCCACGCATCACATTCAAATCTTGCAATCTTTGTAGTATCAGAAGATCCTGTTATTGAAAACTCATTATCTTTAATAATAAGAGATTTATTGGTAATAGTTTGAACAGTATCATTACCAAGAAGAGTGGTAGAAGTAAAGGATCCCGTATTAGGAAGAGCGAATCTTCTAACACCAGATCCTGTAGAGATACCAGATACTTCAAATGTTGCTAGTTTACCAGGGTTTTGATCATCAATAATGAAAAACTGCGAATCAGTAAATCTAGAAGAACCATTAACAGTAAAATAACCAGATCCTTGTGGAGTTATTTGAATATTAGAGTTAGATGAAAATGTATCAATTCCTCTAATAACAATAGTGCTAGAACCATCTGTATTTTGTGTTCTTGAATTATAAAGAGCAGTGGTTCCGAATGAAATTCCAATTTCATTTACTGCAGACTGATATAATCCAGTGTCACGATCTAAATCAAAAGCTAAACCTGGATTTGCCTTTGAACCTGCAGAAACACCTTTGAATAACTGATTAATTTTTGCCTTCCTATTTGGAATCAAAGGATCAGAAATGATAATAGGCAAAAAAGCCTCTCCAGTTACAACTGAATCGGCTAGTGGTTCTAATTGAGATATTCTTTTATATAGTAACGCCACTATTATCTACTGGTGCAGTTTTCTCTATTTATAAACTTTATGCCCGTGGTCGGATTCGAACCAACACTGTATGGATTCTAAGTCCACCTTCTCTACCGTTGGAATACACGGGCTGGTGGCGGGGGGTGGAGTTGAACCACCTACCTGAAGATTATGAGACTTCTGTGCAACCGTTACACTTCCCCACTATGAAAAGAGTAAATATACTCCTGTTTTTTGAGGATGTCAACCCTCTACGCTCGGCTCGCCACCTATTTAGTTATCGAGCAAATAGGAATCTCGGCGGGAGTATACCTCCATCCGCACCAGTCGGCATTTATATTGCCCATCCGACGAGGGCAAATGGGTCATATTGACTCCACCACCTAATTTACACAAACTAGGAAAGAAGTAAATGTAATAACTTTGCTAGTTCGATCATGACGAAAAAACTACAAATAATTACAGTATCCCACATTTTGTGTTTTACAAAAGATGGGATAAGAAGTGATCCAGCTATTAGTTTAATAACTAAACCAAACTGTAAATCTCCCCAAACCATAATGAAGTAACCGATAATGACAAATGCATTACCAACGTATCGCAATAAAGTGAGATTAGACATAAGGGGGTTCTCCCGACCAGGGCTAGTTTTAGGTCATACCGAGACCTATGGAGAATACCAGAGTCGAACTGGTGATTGATGCTTGCAAAGCACCCGTTTTACCACTAAACTAATCCCCCGTGGCGACCCTTTTGTTAACGAGGTAGAGCCGAACCCCGAGACTACTTTAGAGTATGGACCTCTATTTTGTCAAGCGGAGGGAGGGGGAGTCGAACCCCCAAGGCTTTTACACTCAACTGTTTTCAAGACAGGTTCCGTCGCCAATCGGATTGCCCCTCCATAAAATGGGGGTTTCCCCCCAACACTTCCTTCACACGGAAGCCCCCGACAAGATTCGAACTTGCGACCAGCGGTTTACAAAACCGCTGCTCTACCACTGAGCTACAGAGGCATATCTCTATAAAGGAATATCTTGTGGATTTTCAATGTGCTCCTCGATTTGGAATAAGATTGGATGACAACCTTCCATAATCAAGTAGTTACTGTATCTATACAAATCTTCCATGTCATAAGATGCCATTTTCGGATTTGCATTGTATAGTTGTTCTTGAAAGTCTTCCTCTAACTCATCAAAAGTGAATGGCATTTTGTTTATAAAAAACATTTCGACAACACCAACGTTAGTTAATGTGCAGTATGCTTTTTCGATCTTTAGTTGTTTCATGGAAGACTTCCACTTTCATAGAATATTTATTCTATGAATGCCCGTGGTCGGATTCGAACCGACCCTTGAACGATTTTAAGTCGTTTGCCTCTTCCGCTGGGCTACACGGGCATTTGAGACAATCTTAGCATAACTGCTCTGATTGCCAAGTGCTCCTTGAGGGGATCGAACCCACCTTAAGCCGAATTATGAGTTCGGTGCATTCGCCAGATTGCTAAAGGAGCAACAGGTAGGAATACTGGGAGTTGAACCCAGACTACCCCGTTATAAGCAGGGCGCTCTAACCATTAAGCTATATTCCCATGAAGCGATTAGTTAACTATAATCGCTTCATATTCGACCTGTTGCGTTTAATCGATTCTTGAAAGCTTGTCTACGCTTTTTAGCAGAGCGTAATGCTTGAGGCTTCAAATGTCTCTTCTGCTCTTTTTTAGAGTGATGCTGCCAGTTTGGAAGATTCATTGGTTTCTCTCGACCTCATTACCTATTTAGAATAGCATGGAGGGGGCTCTCCGTCAACCCCCCGATTTGAGTCTCATGTGACCTATTCAACAATCTGAACAGGTTTCGAAAACTCTTGTGTCAGTTCACCTATAGATTCACTGACATACTCACGAACTTCTTGTGGATTTGGTTCCATCTCTAAAGCATCTGGAACTATAGGGGTGTTTGCAATAGGTGTCATTAAGACTACACCCTTTTCTGTTTTGATTTTTAGAGTATATCCTCTCTCAACTAAAGAGAAGCAAAAATCAAAGTTAGTTTGAATTTCTTGGATATCTACTGAAATAATATTCATAGTTGATAAGTCAGCATATCTGCGGGGAGAATGTCTTGAATTCTAGTGACTTCTTCCTGGAATCCTTCGGCACCCTCAGAATCCCATCGGAAAGACACCATTTGCTTTTCACCATCATCAGCAATACAAATAATTTTCCGCTCAATAAAATTGAAAACTACTTGAGACAGCTCTTTTTCTTCAGTCATAACGTTTGCATAGTAACTCACAAATCATAGCACGAGCCCAGGGGGGTGTCAACCCCTAGTTCAGGAGGAGGGGTAAGCCAAAGAGCTGCGCAGGTCCTTTGTTACATCCAGCAGCATACAATCCTGTCGCAACATTATAAGCAGCCAAACCATTCTGAACGCTATTAATAATAGCCCCAGATGCCCCCGTGCAAGCTTCGATGATACCACCAGATGCCGTGTTAATAATTGTCATATGAGCACCTGTTGTTCCACTAACCATATCTAAGAATCCACCTGGAATTTTTCCACCTAAAACAACTCTTACCTGAGCAGGAGCAGATAATGATGCACCAAAGGATTGGGTAACATCATAAATCGGACCTCCAACAAATGTAAACTGACCTGCTGTTGGAGAACTTAACCCTATGTTCAAGAAATTGATAAAGTTCATTTCTCCCGTTGAACATATATTAGTAATCCATGAAGTCTCATTGACAATTTCTGCTGAAGCTTCATTTGTAATAGTAGCTGCTTTGAGAGAAATATCGGGCGCTGTCAACTTAACGGCACTATATCCCTGCAGTTCTACTTTGTTTCCAGCAAAAGCAAAATCGCCTTGTATCTTTTGTTGATGGTCAGCAGATTTTGTCTGAACTGATTTCTGCTGCTTTTCACCACTATTGAATCCATCCTGCTTGGCGGAAATGCCATTCGATGTATTTTCGTTAAACGCTCCAAGAACTTCTAGGTGGAAATTACCCATCACTTTAAGTGTGTAATCACCTTCAATGATCATTGTTTTATTGCCTTTTACTGTCTTGCAGTCATCTCTAGCAATAATTTTAGTTTCATTTCCTGGAACATTAGTATGTGCATTTCCTCTGGTGTCTTCAATTATAGTTACACCACCAGGGCCCTGATTGATTCTTTTTTCTTTTCCTGGAGTAGCATCATCAATAATTTTTGACCCATTAAGCGATTGTTTAACATCCATTACATATGGATTTAAGTCACTGTATAAGAAATTAATATAGTTATTATCTGCAAATGTCGTCTTGCCCCCAAAGCCTCCAACATTGGTTGGTAAACCCAATGAAGTTAAAAATTCGCTAGGTGAATTACATTCGGTTGTTCCGAGTAAAGGTAACCAAAACTTTTGTCTAGGTTCTTGAAACTTCCTACCACAATCACTCTTAAATCCAAGAATAATATCAACTAGTGTGCTAATAATTTTTAAAATTCCAGAAAAACTAAGCTTAGTAAAATCAAAAGAAAAGATTGTATCAAATGTCTTTTTAAGTGATCCGAATGCAGCTAGTGCAGATTTAGCAGTAGCCAATGCTGCTGAAATTAATCTAGCTTTGTCTGCAACTTGTTGAATTGCACCTGTTAAATTACCAATAACTTGATTGACGGCATTAGTGACACTACCAGCTATATCTGTAATTTTACTAAAAACTTGACCAACTAAAGAATTGACAAATCCATCAACATTAGAAAATGCGTTTTTAACAAAAGAAACAATATACTGTGCTTCGAATTGACAGAAAGATCCCAGGATTTTCTCAACAATCGCTAAAATTGCAGTGATAGTTGCTAATGGAACAATTTTTGAAATTGCCCCAACAATAGCGCCAATTGCTTTTTGGAAAAATTGAGCGATTAGTTCTTTGAATTGCGATAAAATACCAGAGAATGCTCCAGAAATAAAGTTTTTAATTTTTCCAACATATTCATCAATAATATTGACGCTTACTAATTTTCCATTAGATAGTGAATATAACTGACCATTTGATGCTTTCTTAACCATAGTTGCAACACCAGCAACTTCGGTTAACATTCTTTCTAAATCTCTTTCAAAGTTATCTCCTGCTGGTCCGCTTACTCCATCACCAATACCTTGAGGCTGAGATGGAGGTTTAATTGGATTAGTTGCTACATTTCCAGGGAGAGTTTGTTCTGCAATTGAAATTGCACTATTTTGTGGTGTAGTTCCACCAGTAGGAGATCCAGGAGCTGTAGATTGAACTTTTGGTAGTGTTCCAGTTACAACTTCATTACCCTTAATATCTCTCGCAGCAGGATTATTTACTTTATTCTCTTCAGCGTTAGCTCCATCAGCAACAGTTGTTCTAGATGTTTCTGCTGATTTCTTTGCAATTTCTTCGTCTGTTGCTTTCTTAGTATCATCAGTTAAAGATTTGAATGAACGAATTGATCCTAAAACACAAGGTAGTTGTGCCTCTTCGCCATCCATAAAAAATCCAAGCACAACTGCACCAGGCTGGAGCATTGTAGAGGTTCCAGCAGAAGTAATTCCTGCCTGATCAGTTGGAAGAATTACAGTTGCCCAAGGAAGGGATTCTCTAGGAATATCTTCAAGATATGCTTTCTTATCTTTATGACCCGTATACCAGCCAAATACACGAACACGAACTCTACCTAGTTGTGCGGGGTCATTAATATCTTCTACTTCCCCCAACCACCAAGTAAATCCATCTCTACCAGCGTAGTCTGTTCTTCCTAGGCTTGCAATTTGATCCATATCAATGTTTTATCTTTATTTATCGTGTTTAAAAAAATGGAATTCACCCTGCTCTTTTTTCTTTCCCCATAAAAATTCATTAGTTTCTGTGCTATATGCAGTATCTCTGGAAAAATATTCAGTGCCATTAAATTTAATATAAGTTTCTAAAGAAATATTCTTTTCTGGTATCTCACATCTAGATATATCACTTTCCCACCAACCATCATTATATCTAAAAATTAAATCACAACACTTAACTTCTGATTCTCTATTGAATGTTCTCAGAATCACATGATTATCTTCATAGATCAGTTTATGAATTGATCTACGATATGCTTGCTTTTTCCCCAAATAATCATGCCAACTCCATGATTCAATTTTTCCGTTAGGAAGCTTTTCAAATAAAACATGTATGTATGCCCAATCTGTTGGATATGATTGTGCTTGTCTTTTATTCGTATAATGACCTAATAAATTATCCTCAAACTTCATATCTTTTACACTCTGATGCGCCTGGGTTTTCAAAACAATATAGTTCTAATGCTGTAGGATCATGATCATCTTCTGGATTATTTTGTTGATATTTCTTTAAGCTTTCAAGTTCATCTTCAAGATGCCTTCTTCTTTGCTCGCTCAACATAGCATCTGACAGTTCATTTTGATTACGTTCAATGTGTTTTTTTAGTGACATAATTACGCCCTCTTAATTGAATCTCTAGCTAATACAAGAGTTGTAGTTACACCCTCTGCAGAATATCTATGCGTTAGCCCAACAACCAAATATTTACCACTATATAAAGGATCTTCTGTAACTCTAGCTCCAGATTGTAATGATTTTGGAATGGAAACTGATATTACATTTCCCGTCACAATAGATGTATTACCTGGAACAACTATGGTTAGCTGTATAGTATTTAACAACTGATATCTTGCGTTTGCATAAGCAGACACTGCAACTGTATCACGATTTGCCTGATCTCCATTATTTGCAGTATTGTTTGTTGTGGATTGCTTAGATAAGCCTGGAAGAATCCTAAGCTTCGATCTTGCTGGGAATAGCGTATCTTTAGAGGATGTATTCCCATCATACAAATAATTCGAAACTGAGTCTGGATATGGGAACTGAGATTCTAATTTATTGGCAATACGAAAAATACTTTTAACTGATACTACAGTTGGGGTCAATTTTGTTCCACTAGGGGTAGCAGATCTTCCCTTCGCTGCTTCTTTTTTTCTTCCTGAATCTGTTATTCCGCTTTCGAAAATATTAGGAACATTCAAAGAAAGTATAGCAGATGAATACGTTCCAGATCTCATCTTTTCAAGATGATTGTATTTGTCTGGGAATTTTATCATCTCAATATTATAATATCCCCCTCCAGTTTGCTGAATGTTCTTTTGTGTATATGAATACTTCAAAGGATTATTATACGTCGGATTTAATGAAGAGCAAAGATAATCTATTGATACAAAATTATATCCGTGTTTGTTCTCAAAGAACAAAAATCCAGATTGATCCTTATTTGAAGCTCTAACAATCTTATCTGAAATATAAGATATTGTATCAAATGGTCTCCAGTTTGGTGATATGAATTGAATGATTCCTGAAGAATCCTCAAAGATACCACCTTTCATTTTTTTACTAGCCTTCAAATTATCAGTAACAATCTTTTTGACTGCTTGTGTTCCTGATTCTTTACCAATAAAAGATTTGAAGACTCGATTAACTTCATTATTATAAACTTCAGGCGAAACGCAATGAAGAGTATATAACTGAGTTCTTTCTTGCTTTACTACACTTCCAATTTTAAAAACTCGCATTATAATATTCAACCCACTTCCTGTAGGATCACTATCGGTTATTAGATTTAATTTAATTAACTCATTACCAGATAGAAATGCATTAAAATCTACAGTATCAATCATCGTAATATCCATTCTCACAGATGGAGAATCTATACTTTCATGAACTGCAATTTCTTTTGCAAGATTTCTAATATCATAAACTCCTGCAGAAACAGATAAACTATTAATCTCTTCAGATGGAGTCAACGCTGAACTCTTATCTACTGAGATCGATAATTCTTTAAGTGTATATCTTTTTGAGAATGCCATCTATCTACCACAAATTAGTCTTTGGTGCAACGTTATCTGTCAACATGCCAAATTTTGGTGCAAGATATTTATTTGCATCTAGTTGATATGCATTTGGCATAACAATATCAGAGGAGCCTGCACCTGGAGCACCGATAATTGCTGGTTTTGCCTTTGCAATTGCTGCTACATTTCCATTAGAAGCTGCAGCTTGAGCCTTAGCTTTATCCTTTTTATCTTTAATTGCAGCTTCAACTTTAGTCTGACCTTCATCTAGCTTGCTTCCACTGCTCGCAGATGGTGAGCTAGGAGCAAAAGCTTTACTTAAATCTTCAGATAATTTAGTGAGCAATTGATCCAATTGCTGATCTGCAGATTCTGCAGTATCACCACCCGCTGCTGCAGATTCTGATGCAGATACTCTATCGTCAACTCTTTCTTTATATTCTTGTAGTGCTCTTCCAGTATCAACCTTTGCTTGTGTTAATGGTTTATCAATAGCAATCTGCTCTTTATCAAGAATATCTAAAAGATCTTTGATTCTCTCGTGAGCTTTCTTTGCAGTTTCAGATTTTGGAGTAACTGACAATCTAGCTTGAAGCTCAGATCTAATTCCAGATCTTCTATTGTTTATTTCTTTTAAGACAAATGCAGACTTAGCAACTCTATCAAATTCATCTTTGTGTTTTGTTGGATGCAATGAAGTTAGATTTTGCATATTCATAAATCCACTTCCAGACACCCTCTTTGTTACTTGAAGAACATTTCCTGTGTATGGATTGTATCTAGCATAGTAAGTTTTACCCCCAAGAACAACGTCTGTGGTGTTTGCATAAGATGAATCTAAAGCCAGTTTCACATCATCTTTTGATTTTGTTTTGTTGAAATTAATAACTCCTTGTGTTCCAGACTGACTTATAAAGGCTTTACCACCAGCTGCAAATTTTGGAATTGTTGGGGTGACAGCACCACCCACACTAAAGCCCCTAGGTAATGCATACCCACCAGCTCTTGCCTGGTTCATTCTCATCTTAGTGAGATGTGGGCTTCTCTGTGTTGCTGGTGTATTGAATGGAACTACAAATGCTGTTCCTCCTGCTGCCCTGCCCTTTAATCCAACCCATTCGGTTCCATGACCAATAAATGATACTGATCTGCCACCATCTAATGAGACTGGATAACCAGTTTGCGGACCTCTAATCCATCCACCTCTAGCATAGCCATCCACTGTTCCACCAATTGATTTTTGAGGAGGAGTTTCCTCGCCAGAAATTATTCTATGAATCCTTTTCAGTAAGCTCAGAACAGAATCACTTTGTTCTCCTCCGATAACTTTCTGTAACATTTCTCGCCCTGCATTTCCAATGCCCTCAGCAACTCCACCAACAAATTTTAATCCTTTATTTGCAATGGTATTCATCACAGAAGCAGGAACTCCAAACATGCTAGCAATGGGTCCTAGAATAGATCCCAATAGCATTTTTATTGGTGCTGGTAAAAAGCTACCAAACATTCCACCAATAGCACTAATAGATCCAACAATACCAATACCTATTGCTTTGAATGGCAATAGCATGGCTTCAGCTAGACCAGCTTGCAATGAATTCATTTTAAGCTGAGCAACTCTTAGCTCATTTGATATTGTTCCCCCTTCTGCCATCTGAGGAACAACCACTTTGCCCCCGTATGCTCTTTCTGTTGTAGCTGTTGTTTGTTTTGGCGCAGAACTACTACCAGCAAAAAACTCTAAGAATTTAATAAGACCATCTAATACTAAGAAGAAAGGAGACAACAATCCTTTAAATATACCACCGACAATCTTGGATATTAATGGTAAGTGTGGTTCAATAATATCCATCATTTTGGTCATCAACCCACCAAGAAGCTGGAAGAATTTACCTATTGGTTCTTTTATTGATCCAAGAACGGCGTTAAAGATTTCTCCAATCATACCAAAGAATCTCTTTATCGGATCAATTATCGGTGTCAGAAACTCTCCAACTTTACCACCAATAGCTCCACCTGCGATTCCACCTAAAGCTCCACCGATGGCTCCACCGATAGGACCAGCCAGTTTCGAGCCCAAAGCCTCTCCAGCTAGTGCTCCTGCTGTAGCTCCAGCGCCTGCACCTAGCGTTGCCCCAAGATCACCTTCCGAGTCAATGTTTGCTGCTATAGCAGCTACCGCGCCGCCAGCAAATGCCCCACCCAACTTTCTAAGTGGCAGCTTCTCCATCACTTTAGCGATCTTAGTTCCAGCGACAAGATTGGATATTATTTTACCAATACTACCAATAACCCAAGCAAGACCCTTTACAGTCTTGACTGGAGATTTGAGGAATGCCATTCCAACAAATATTGGAACCATTCCAGCAAAGAATTGGGCTAATCCCAATAACCCTCTAATACCCGTAGGATTTTCTAGAAACTTAACTAATCCTCCAAGAGTAACACCAACAAACATTTCAGTTAATCGCCAAAAGAACTTGAGAAGTTTAACGATACCCTCAACAATCTTTTGCATTTTTTCACTATTTTTGGATATCCAATCCAACATTCCATATAAAATAAATCCACGAAATACAGATTCGGCAACCTTTGCTATGGCTTGCCAAAAGCCCATTACCCCTTTTTGAACTATTTTAGTAAAACCTTTAGCAAATTTGTTTAATCCCTTCTCCTGTTTTTTCTCAGATTCAGCATCCTTTTCTTTTGATCTTCTTCTTTTCTCTGATGCATCAAAATCTTTCTTTCTTTTATCTTCTTTCTTTGTAATCTTATCTTGAACTTTTTCAATAGTATTTGCAGAATCAACATATTTTTTAACTGATTTTTTAAATCCATAATTAATGCCTTCTGCAATGATAGCAATACTATTGACAGTTGCCCCCAAGCTATTCAGAGACTTTACAACTGAAGAGTAACCACCACCAGATATAACTTTATCTCCAATAATAACAGTGGCACCCGCTCCTCTGGGGATGCTCACCATCTTATAGAGTCTAGCTCTTGGTATTTTTACTTCTGGATTGTCTGCCATTGATTATACTGGTAATACCATTGGTGACGCTGGGGCATAAGTCACAGTTACATTACTACCTCTATTATGTATGATTGGTTGCTCGACTAAAACAGTTCGTGTTGTGGCAATCATATCAGTTTCTGATAATTTTCTAGATGCCCTCTCTTCACTAGATTGTGTTAGTGTAGATGCCTTTTTATTTGGCATTGCAGTTGGTGTAACTGCAGGGCGAGAACTTGATTTTTGTGGTTCAATTTTTGATGCTACAGGTTCAACTGATGGTGAAACTCCAAATGCTTTCCCAAGATTTTCCACTAATTTTTCAATCTCAGATTCCAATTGCTGTTCTGGAGTCATCGATGGCGCACTAGTTCCTCCAGGAGTTCCTCCAGGAGAACTTTCTCCACCCTCAACACTTTCAGTATATGCTCCAGTTCTTTGTGCTCCTAACTGAGCAGCAACCCACATCTCATGATATTTTGGCTGAGCATCTAAGTGAACGTGAACTGCACCACCAGGCTTATTCCCCTGATAACCAATAACTGTATTTTTACTTACAGACTGACCAGGCTTTACCGAAATTCTATCGAAGTGATGGAATTGCATTCTCTCAACACCATTTCGGTCTGCCAATACAATAGTATATCCAGACGCACTTATGACTTTTCCATCTATTCCAGCTACAACTGGAGCACCTCTATCTAAAGCAGGATTGCTAAAGTCTCTGACAATTACATAATCTCTAGGTGGTCCGTGCTTTCTTTGATTATAACCATGACTATCTGGCTTGTTGTGGTGTAAAGCAAAATTAGCAAAAGATGAATTTGGATTTAATCTCTTATCTGCAACTGCTCCATTGGTGCTTAATAATCCACCTTTAGCCATTTCTTTTAAATTTTCTTCCACTCTTTCATACCAACCAATAGATGGTTCTCCCATGCCAACTGGATATTTTCTTACTTTACCACCAACAGCATAACGATCTCTAAACCAGTTTCCTCCATCAGGTCTACTTCTTGCCCCTGCATGTTTATACCCTAAAAAGTATTCAGCACCACCTACAAACTTTTTAGCATTTTGTGCCAGAGGCCCATTACTTTCAAAGTCGGCAAGAACTCTAGCAGCAATTGATGGATTTCCTGCACCAAAGCGTTTTGTTAATTGTTGTATCCCATCTGGCTTTGAGGCTAATTCAAATATTTCTTTTTTAGTTAACTTTAATCCACCATATTTTCCTTGCGCATCTCCATCTTCACTAGATCCATAAAGAGCAGCAGAATAAGGAGTGAATTGCTCTCTGGCAGTTATAACTGCCGCAATTCCCCCACTTTGTTTTGCTGCTCTGTTTAAAATGACTTGATAGACATCTGCAACATGTTGAGGTGCGGATGCTTCTAATGTTGATAAATGTGCAGCTGCTCTCTTATCTGCCGAAGATGCTTTAATTGCTTGGGTTTCAGCAGGTGTTAATGTCGGATCTGCAGTTGGTTGAGTAGGTGCTGCTCCAGCTCCACTTCCAGCGCCACCTTTATATGAAGGCAAGTCTTCAATGATACGCATCAATGTATTCTTTATATCTCCACTAACAATAGAAACTAGTTTATCATCTCCAGTATCAGAACTCATTGATAGATCAATAGTTCCACTTCTAGCCGATGAAGGCAATCCTCCAGACACCTTCGTTGCTATTGTTCTTCCACCAAAGGTATTAGATAGTCTACCAACATCAGAAGTTAAATTGGATGCAACTAGTTGACCAACATAACCGAATGATCTAAATGCTCCCGTAACAGAACTGAGTATACCTTGACCTATGTTAATTAAAGTTAGTTCTTCTGGAGAATATGATTCAGCAAAGGCTCCACCTTTTGCCATTTCGACTGCACCACCTGCAGCTTTACCCATGCCATCAAAATCAGTCAAGCCAAAGCTTAAAGTATCTAAGTAACCCAATGCAACACTCTTGGGATCTTTAAGCCTACCAAGCTGCTTCATCATCCACTGGAATCCACCCACTGCTTTCTTCCAAAGCCCACCATAGAACCACTTATATAAATTCATTATCTTGGATCCAGATGCTGATAGAACCTCTGCAATTCTACCAAAAGCAGACATCAATCTATTAAAATACTGCCCATATTCTTCCGCAATGCCACCAACTGACATTTGAAGAACTTTACCAATCATTGAGAAGTATCTTCCGATTGGAGCAAAGATAGGCTCCATCAAAGGAACAAATTCCTTTCCTATGAACTCACCTAAAAAGCTACCGATTGCAGATCCAACAATAGGTCCGAGTGGTCCTAGAAATGGCAATAAGGCTCCACCAGCTACTGCTCCAGCAATACCTCCAGCAGCGGATCCAATTCCAGCACCAACTGCAGATGATGCCCTTTCACCCTCTGCCAATCCAGTAACTGCTCTGTCAACGCCACCAAAAACAGACATTACTCCACCACCAATCTTGGCAAACTTCATTGCCTTTGGTGTTCCAAGAAAATCTATTCCACTTTGACCTAATTTAGATAATCCTCTTCCTGCTTTAACTTTTGCTATTCTACCACGTTGTCTTAGCTTGGAAAGTCTTCCCTTTTTCCTCGAATGATATTGCCCTTGAAATCTTGCATCAATTGCATCTTGATATAACGAGGATTCAAAGCCCTTGCCAGCTCTCTTGGCTCTTTTTTTATCTGCTCTTTGTGCAGATTTTTTTATAGCATCATACTCTTCTTTTGAATAAATTCTACCTGTATCTTTGTCTCTATATCCAGTCTTTCGTAGTTCGATCTGAGCTTCGGTTTCTTTCTTTAGCTTACCAAAGTCAGAGAATGTTTTTAAAATAAAATTGGCATCTGTTAAGATCTTCCAAGGCATCAGAAGATACTGAGCACCTTTGAGTGCAGCTACTCCAACTAATATTTCTACAGCACCAATAAGGAATCTAAAAGTTCTGGCTAGAGCATTCTCTTTAAAGCTACCAACAGTATTAGCAACACCATCCATCACTTTGCCAATGCCGAATGATGTAACTTTATAAGCAAACTTAGCTAGATTGTATAATGTCTTTACTGCACCGTTTAGCTGACCAGAATCTGCTTTTGCTATCCAATTTAATGCATTGTAAAGTAAAAATCCCTTTACAATAGGCTCTAGAAATTTACCAATAGAAGTTAAAAGTTGTTCTAAAAATCCTAGACTCTTTCCTTCCTTTTTAAAGGCTTCTTTTGTTCCTTCCTCTACAGATCTATCCCCAAGCTTTTCTGTTTTCTCTTCCGATCTTCTATCTCTGAAAAAATTTTCAAGCTTTTTCTTTGCCTTTTCGGCTAAAGATTCTTGATTCTGTTTGTTTTTATCTTTTTTCTCTAATTTTGTTGTGGTTGCTTTTGTATAAGAATCCAACCAATTATTCTGGAATTCAATTAGAATTCCAATTTCTCTAAGGTTATTTCCTACACCTTCAGTTACATGACCAATTCTATTAATAGCTTTGACATAGGGACGAAAGGGATCGTCAGCATTTGTCTTTACTGAAATAAAATTTCTTACGTTTAGCGTGGATCCCTTCATTAAAGTGATGTTCTAGATTCTTGTTGCTTTTGACGACGTTCTTCTTCGGCAAGATAAGCAATCAATAAATTAACATAGATATCACGTTCCCAAGGTATCATATTTTCTAGTTCAGTTAAACTATACTTATGATGCTGCATTAATGCAAAATTCGTTTTGTAATAATTCATCAACGAATCATGCATTAATCCTATCCGAAAAAAGCTGCTAGCCCCTCTAATACAATTTCACTTTCGACTTCAGTATTTGGATTGGTAACTTTCAATGTGTATGAAAGTTTTGGCATTGTTTCGAAGAATTTTTGGATTAATTGGAATTGCTCCGAATCCATACTTTCAATAAATTCAATTGCTTCCTTTTTCGTAAATGAATCGTAGACTTGCTCATCATCATAAACATTTTCAATACAAGTTGCAGCCAATTCAAAGATATCATCCATCTTAGGATTATCCTTCAAATTATTGCTAATGAATACATCAATTGAAGGATACTTCATAACAACTCCAACTTTATCATCAATTTGAAATTTGTTGCTATGCCCTTCGGGAACTTGCAGGTCTATCTCTTCTAGGGGAACTTTAATTTCAACTTTTGTTTCATTGTCATCTGGGCAGGTGACCATAAATTCACTATATTCGCCTACGGCTTTTGATCTAATCTTGAGGAATAGATATTCAATTTCAAATGTTGCTAGCTCTTCAACTTTTGACTTTAAATTAGTGCAGCTTTTAATAATAGTTTTAACTGCATTCACCATTTCCTTTTCATCTTGAGATTCCATAGCCAAATAAAGAAGCTTCTCTTCTCTCACAAGAAATGGGCGATATTTAACTCTAGTATTTTTAATTGGTAATGTCAGTTCATACTCAGGAACCGATAATTTAGGTAATGTCATACAAAAGTATACTGTAAGTTATATTTTTATTTAGACGCCATATTGCATGTCGCTCATAGAATTTCTACCAAATACATTAATTTCACCAGTAGTTTCTCCCCAATCGAGATCATCAAATCTATATCTCTCAAAGTAGAAAGATACATCCAATTTCATCAATGATGTTTCGCTATTATTAAAAGACATAGCGCCAACATTAAATGGGAACGCATTAACAATATGCCATATTCCACTTGGTTTGTTATATCTGATAAATTTATTTTTAGAGATATCTCGTTGAACAATATCACTACCGAGTTCCCACTTTTTAATTTGAATATCTGCAGTGTATTGATCATAAAACGCGACTCTATTTTCTGCATCAGAAGCAGAATAATTCATCCATCTTTCAAATATAGTTCGATGGAATAAATTTTTAGTTACTAGGAACGAAATGCTAATTTCACTAAATGTTGTTCCCGTGGCATATCTACGCATAGAACCAACAGTCTTAACTTCTCCTGTTGTTATCTGTCTGCTTGGAACAGTTACATCATCTGCAAAATAATTCATTCCTTCAGCAAAAAATCTAGCCTTACCATAATCAGCTCTCATGGTATCAGAAATTGCATTAATATTAGATGGACTTAATACTTTAGATAGCAAAACTTTTGGAGGAATAATTTCTACAGAATATAAATTAGAACGAGCTGGTTCCCAGCCACCCTTTCCAGAAGCAACTAACTCTCTAAATTTCTTAAAATCATTTGGATTGTTGATTGCCATTTATGGTCTACTCCAAACAAAGCTACTAGGAAGGGTCATATATTTTCCGTTTACATTTGTCACAAACTCCTCTACAGGAAGTTTACCAATATCTCCCCACTCTGGCTCTGGAACAGAGAATAATCCAGAAGTGTTATCTATAATATATTTATGGTGCATTCTTGTTGGATAATCTTCAGTTCCACTCTGAAACATTTTACCCAAAGTAACTCTCAGCACTGGTCTAACATAATGTAAATTACCTCCAGTAAAATGACCAGTAGTATACGAAACTGATGTGACATAAACTAAGGGATAGCGATCCCAATACTCCAATTCATTACCAAACTTAGCCGCATAAGAAAAGAAATACATTTTCCCAACTTGCGGATAGCTATCTATAAGATCCAACGAAGAAAATAATTGAGATCTATACCAATTTTTACTTTTTCTTCTGCCCCCCGTCTTTAACTTTATTTGCTCATACAGTGTCTGTCTCATATCTTAAGCTCTTGTTCTGTAAGGATTAGAAATTTCATCATTCTATCTTCACAGTATTCTCTAGCTGCTTTCCATTTTGCTTGGTTGACAGCATAAGTTTTAACTTCAGTTAGGTATTTTTTAGTCATTTTTTTCTGTCGTTTTGGCTCATCTACCTGACTTTTTGGTTTAACTTCAACAATATATTTTTCAATCGTTCCTGATTTAGTTTTTGCTTTTACATAAAAATCAGGAAAGTATCTATGAGGTCTACCATCTACTGGATGAATATAAGGTATTACAATTTCTTCAGATCCCCATTCTAATACATTTTCATTGATATCACACCAAACCATGAACTTTCTTTCCCACAAACTACGATAAATAATGTTTGTAGGATCTCCTCTATATTTTAATGGGTTTGAAGGTCTGTATCTTCCAGAATAACTCATGAGCACAAAAACTCCCTCTAGATATATATTTCCACAAATCCCACCAAAAACACCAAATCCTGTTACGAGTGGGGTTACTGGTATTGGGAAAGATTCTGCATTTGCAAATCAAGTTCAAGACTACCTGAAAATAACAATATATGATGCAGAAAGCTCGAATCCATATAATTATATAACACAGACCAATCCAACCGAAGGAACAACCAGTGGCATTAAAGGATCGACATTAAATAGTTCTCCTAAAGCAGCAAACAAAGGAGACACAGAAACTATAAAATCCAGAATCTATCTCTATCTTCCTGGATCATTACAAGAAAATTACTCAGTCAATTATGCAGATAACGACTTAGGAGCATTAGGTGTTGGTGCATTAAATGCTGCTGGGTCTTTAATGGCAGGTAATACTGATATTGCAGCAACTCTAAAATCTACTGCGGAGGGAATGAAACCTGAAGTAGCCCTTAACGCAATTGCATCTGGCATTAGTGGTATTGGTAATATATTTGGAACTGGGGGTCAAGTATCCGCAAATTCAATTGCAGCATTAACTAGAAAAAAAATTATGAATCCTTATCGTGAAACAACTTTCAATGGAGTTGATAATAGGGTTCATAATTTTTCATTTAAGTTATCACCTAGGAATGCTCAAGAAGTTGTGGTAATTAGAAGTATCATCCAAACTTTAAGAACATCGATGCTTCCTGGCATTAGTGGTGGTGGGTTAAATCCAAATGATGACACACAAACTGCCAATGCCAAAAATGAAGTAAATATCGACACTCAACGTGGGGATAGATGGTTGACAATTCCAGACTTTATGAAATTGGAAATTGTCAGATATAAATCCAATTCTATGGGTGAAGGGGATGAACTATACAGTTCAACAAACAGAAAAAATTCCAGTGTTCTTAGAAGCATTATGACGTTTCCCGTCAAAATGGTTCTAACAAATTTCAATATTAATTTAACACCAGATGGTGTTTATAATTCACTATTTGATGTAACATCTTCAGAGGATGGAACAAGAAGTGGTGAAAGCAGAACTGGTTGGTATGATGATTTAGGTCCAGTGTCATATCAAATTGATTTAACATTCAAAGAAACTGCTATCTTAACAAGAGAATCATTCACTCCAAAATAAATGGCAAACTATTTCAAATATCTACCAAACGTTTATATTAGGAAAGCAGACCCTAATGTAGACCAATTTGTTCTTACTAAAAATTTCTTTAGAAGAATCAAAATTAAAGAAGAGACTAGAAATTTTGCTTTAGGTTTTACTCAGTATTCAATTCAGGAAGGAGAAAGACCCGATACTCTTGCACAAAAGTTCTATGGTGATTCTACATTGGATTGGGTGATATTAATTTGCAATAATATCATAAATGTATATTCAGATTGGCCTCTGACAAGAGAAGAATTGGTTCCATTTGTAGAATCAAAATATGGCATTTTAGATGGTATTCACCACTACGAAACATTAGAAATAAAAAATACTAAAGGTCAGGTATTACTTCCAGCAGGGATTACTGTCAAAGAAAACTTTGTGTATACCAGATCAGATGGAACTATAGTTCCAACATCACAATCTATAATAGCAATCTCAAATTATGAATATGAAGCCAATATTAACGAAGAAAAAAGAAATATCTATTTACTCAAGAGTGGTTATATCAATGAATTTGTAGATGAATTTAAGGCACTAACAGAATACTTACCAAATGATGAATTAAACGAATTTGATATCAAACAAACAAAAATAATTACGATAAATTGATTCCATATACTGCACCAAATGTCGTAAAGAATGAAAGTTTCGGTGGTCTTTCATAAAAACCCTACAGACCAAAAAAATACCCGCGATTTTTGCGCGGGTATCGGGGAATTAAAAGTTGAATTTGGGTTTAGTCTTCTTCTGCAAGTCGAGCAAAGTAACTCAGATTGTCATCATCTTCCTCAACTTCTCTAGAAACTGTAGCTTGTGTTTCTCGGAAGTTGTTAACTTCTTCTGCCCAATCGGATTGGGGTTGAGGTTCATAACTATACTCTTCGTCTTCTTGAGTTTCACGATCAACTCGTCGAGCTTGCGACTTTCCAAGAACGATATTAAGACGCTCCTGAAGCTGTTCGTAGGTCTTGAAGTTACTCTCATCGCTAAACTCTTCCAGTGAATACTCTTTCTTCCAAATCGACTCCAGTTCTTCATCAGAAAGATCATTCAACACTGATGGAGAAGAAAACTCTGACTTATCGTAATTCCAATAGCCATCCTTTTTAACAATTTTTAGTTTGAAATCTGCGCCTTTCCAGAAGTCAAAGACATTAATTGGCTGTTCATCTTCAAATTGAGGTTGAGATTTCTCTGCAATTTTATCCCAGATTTTTTTACCATACTTAAAGAGGAAAATCTTCCCCTCATTTTCTGGATGTAGAGGATCTTTGATTACATAAATGTTGCTGTAATATGAAAGCTTTCGCTTTTGCTTTCGTGCAACTTCTTTATCAGAATCAATACCACTATTCCAAAGTGTACGATTAAGTTCACCGACAGGATCTTTCTTGTTGAGAGTGGTCAGGCTATTCTCAATATACCAGCCACCAGTGCCCTGGAAGGCGTGACTCCACACTTGAGCCCAAGGAAGATCCTCACCATTAGGTTCAGGTAGAAATCGAATTACTGCGTAACCATTGCTTGACTTGTCTAGTTCTGGCTTCCAGAAGCGTTCATCAGCACCACCAGAAGGATTTTGAAGCTTTTCAATCTGTTTTGTTAGACGATCGAATGCAGAACCAGAAGACTTTTTAAGATCAGCAAAAGACATGTGTGTATTCTCCGTATTTTCGTATTTGGCTTGTTCGCCATTGATATAATGGCATACTATTTAGGTTTTGTCAAGGGTCTTGTCTGGATTCCGTGATCTCATTTTTCCATTTGATTAGCTTGGCTTCCATCTCGTCTAAAATTTGCAGCAGACCTTGACCTGAGAACATCATACTCAATGTATCGATTCTCGATTTCATATTGACTGCTTCGTTTTCTTCAGCTTGATGTGACATCAACTGTAGACGAGCATAAAAAACTTTTTGCTTTGAAATTAACTCTAAAGTTTTTTCAATATGTTCTAGTTTTTCTTCAGGATTAAACCTTTGAAGATTTTGACTCATTGACAAAAGATCATTATACGATCTTTGCATTTCGATTAGTTCTTCTTGAACTAATTCAGATTTAAAAAAATTATCCATTAAAAATCTCCCTGACTATTCTTTTGTATTCATCTTTATCCACTTTAAGAAATGGAGAATACTTCAACACCTTAGTTTTTACTGGTTTTATAACCAAATCATCTTTAATTTTTGGAACAAAATTTAATAGTTGATTCAATATAACTAAAGTTTCTAGGGAAACCTCACCAGAAAAATACTTTTTAATAATTTGTGGATGTGAACTATTGGATTCAAATAAACAATATGAAGATCATGGCGTTTACACCTATGAAA